CTTTAAGATGGCCCGCGAGGAATACATGAACGCATGGAACAAGCTCCAGGCCGCGCAGAAAGCCAACACCGACGCCCAGGCGTGGAGGGCGGAAACCTACCGGGGCGAGAATGACTTAAGACGGCAGCGGGCAAGGGCGCAACTGCTGGAGGCTGAACACACCTTTAGAGCGACAGAGAGCCGCGTGTGGGCGGAGTTTGACCGGCAGAAAGAGGCAATCCGGCGCGAACTTGAAAGCGATGTGCGGGCCAGCTCCACCGTTGACCCTGACGCCATCGATGCCAACGCCCTGGAACTGCTGAAATCGGGCATCCTAACTGCTGACGATGTTTTTTCCCTGGTAAACAAGTACGACGCCAACGTCACCATGCTCCGGCTTATCTCCAAACACGCAAAGGAGCTTGCCGACGACAAGAACACCGACGCGAAAACCCGTGGGCAGCTCTATGTCCTTTGCAGTCAAATCGGCAACGGGAAGAACAGTACCATGAGGAACTTTGACGACCTGGTGGAGATCTCCAACTATTGCAGCGGACGCGGCGGCGGAGGTACACAGCGCACCACCCCAGCCCACACCACAGCTATGAGCCAGAAGTGGGAGCAGCTCTCTGGAGACATGGTGTCGAATTTCTAAGGGGGGGGGAGCCGAGTGTTTACCCAAAAGCCATATTCTGAGCAATGGATTTATAATCTTCTCGTATCAAGCTGCGGCGTTCAAGACAAGCGGAGTCTTACATATTTGAGGGGAATTGCAAAGACCGGAAGGAAAGCATATTTGATGGGCCAGCGGGAGAGACGGGCAGGAGGCGCAATGGTCAAAGAGAAAGACTCCGCAAACTGGCTGAAATCAAATTGTACAGATTCGGATCTTGCAAAGACCGCGTGCGAATTTGTTTATCAGATGTACAGGGCCGGGTATTTGACAGGGAAGGAGGTGAGCTAACTTGAATTTACTGGACCTTTACTGCAAGATTTCTATTGATGACAGCGATTTTCAGGATGGAATCAAACGTGCATCGTCTGGATTTTCAAAGCTGAAATCTGGTGTTGGCACAGTTGTGAAGGCGGTCTCCGGGATCGGAGCTGTTGTGACAACGGTTTCCACGGCCCTGGCAACGGTGGGCGTAGACGCTGCGGCGGAAGTAAGGGCAGAGGCCAGCGCGTTTTCACAGACATTTGGAGATATGCAGGACACCGCAACAGAGGCAATCGGGCGGGTAGCGCAGGAATCCGGGATTTTACAGACGAGATTAAATACACTGGGAAGCAAGATCTATGCGTTTGCTCGTTCTTCTGGCGGAGACGCAACAGAGAGCATGAACCTGATGGAACGGGCCTTGAGAGCTGCCGCAGACTCCGCTGCATATTATGACACCAGTGTGGAACAGGCGACAGAGACCTTGCAATCCTTTTTGAAGGGCAATTATGAAAATGACGCTGCCCTGGGCCTGTCCGCAACAGAAACCACCCGAAATGCGGCGGCTATGGAGCTGTTTGGGCAAAAGTTCAATAACCTGACGGAGATCCAGAAGCAGGAAACACTTTTGAAGATGGTGGAAGACTCGCAGGCCCTTTCCGGCGCACTTGGGCAGGCTTCCCGTGAAGCTGACGGCTGGGAAAATGTCCTGGGAAACCTGAAAGAATCGTGGCGGCAGCTAAAAGCGGCGTTTGGCGATCCCATTTTGGATGTTGTCACGCCCATGATCCAGAATATGACGGCTTCCGTTCAAAACTTTACCGCACAGGTTGACTGGGAAGGACTTACACAGACGATTACAACAGGCTTTTCAAATGCGGTTACGGCAGGGCAGAATCTGATTGCTACGATACAAAACCTGCTTCCCATTATTACGACAGCGGCAGGAGCGTTTGTGTCACTAAAGGCCGGTATGGCGATTCAGGGGGCGGTTCAGGGCTTCCAGCAGGCCCAGGTGGCAATCTCCTTGCTGTCTATGGAGGTTGGAAAGGCAAATCTCGCACAGGCGGCCTTGAATGGCACGATGAAAGCCGGTGAGGTTGTCGTTGCCTTGCTTACGGGGAAAATGACACTGGCACAGCTTGCCCAGGCAGCTATGACGAAAGCGCAAGCCGCCCTGAACACCGTGATGAACGCAAACCCGATTGCGCTTGTGGTGACTGCAATCGGAACGCTTGTAACGGCGTTTGGCGTTCTGTATGCGACAAACGAAGACTTCAGAAATATGGTGCAGTCTGCTTGGCAAATCATTAAGGAAACGATATCAGGTGCAGTTTCCGCCATTGTAACCTTTTTCACAGAGACCATTCCAAATGCGGCGCAGACTGCTGTTGACTGGCTCAAAGGTATTCCAGAGCAAATGCGGCAAGTTGGTCAGGACCTTCTTATGGGTTTATGGAATGGTATTTCCGACAAGGTTCGGTGGCTGAAGGATAAAGTGGCTGGCGTGGTTGACACGATCAAGAATTGGTTTACTGGGTCTGACGGATTTGACGAACATTCCCCGTCTAAGTGGTCAAAGCAGGTATTTCAGTATGTCATGGAAGGCGGTGGTCAGGGCTTGGAGGCGGGGCTTCCCGGTCTTATGTCCGATGTGCAAGACATTACCGACCGGGTGAAGAATGGCATGAACTTCGGCACGGCAAACGTAGACTTTGCGTCTTCCGGGTTAGGACGATCTCAGTCTGGTATGTCTGGGGCGCTCAACAGCATAGCG